TTGCATTCGTTGCAAGTAAATTACGTGTTTTATCATTGGCTGCTCGTAATATATTAAGTCTGTTAATTTCTTGTTCTACACGCATTTGTTCTGCTTGCATTTTATATTGTTGCTCAATATATTGACCACGCTGGTATGCTCCTACGGACTGTAATCCTGAAAAACCCATAGAAACAATATTAGAATACTTGTTAAATGTATCAAATGCTGTACCAAAACCAGCTAACAATCCACCACCACCTGGACTGATAATTGCTGGATTCATCATCATAGATGCACCCACTTGTGCCATAGGCACACTCATAGCTGCGGCAGTTGTTAAGGCCGGGGCTGCAACAGTAGCTGCTGCCATGCTTCCGCCAAATGCACTTGTTGCTGCTGGAATTGCGACTGGTAATCCCATTTATCTTCCTTGATGTACTGACACTTTATATTCCATACCTAATAAGGTAAACTTTAATGGCGCAGATTGTGTCACCGTAATCTGTCCATCTGCACTATAGCCTAGTATACCATGCAACGTCTTTGTTCCTGTATACTCTGGTACTGCTTTGTCTAATGCGCCAGCACCTAAAGCACGAATAGGAACTAAATTATCATTAATGACTAAGTTCTGTGTTTGATATAATAATGCGTTTACTTCAACAATACGTTTTCTAAAACCAATACGTGTACCCGCATCAATCCTTAATTCAAGTGGCATTGTCTTAATTTCAACTGAGATAGGTAATCCAACTTCACTTGATGTAGTGGGTGTATTAACAAAGGTGACAGCACTATCAGCCGTTTGATCTAATTCTACATAACCATCAGAAATCACATTAACGGTTGCGCCATCAATGTGTGATGCATCAAGACTAGAAGCAGTAGTGCCGACAACAGCAGAATCTGTGAGTCGTTCAGTTTCAAATACCTCCACATAATATTTATCTGTTCCACTATCAGCACGCTTAGCAACGGTATAAATGTCTGTAATATCTACACCGACATCAATGAATGAACCTACCGTTGTAAACTCAGAAGGTGCAATAACATTTTGCGCACGTAACAATGAGAAGGCAGCTATTGTGCCATCGGCTGCATTAACGATTAATAACAAATCGTTTTCGTCTGTATTAACAGCACGTCTAATATCCATACGTTTTGGATTCTTTAATAGATGGCCTGATAACAATGAAATCTTAGATGTTAAATAAGTTAACTGTGTATCAGAGTAAGCGATCTCAGATAAAGCCTTACCTTGTCTTTGTATAAATAAAATACCTGATTCTAATTGTTTGACACGCACACCCTCTTTACATCCATTACGTGATGTAGATGACAAGAAAAAGTCAGTTGGTGTAATAGGTGTTAATCCTTCTTGCGGAACATAGAATTCACCACCCGTAGTAAACACTTGAAGATCACGACCACTAATAATATCAACGATAGCATTATAAGTATTAGTATCAAGAGTAGCTTCCACAGCATCATCATCTAATCCTTCCACAGGCTCAAAATCAAAAAATAAAGCAACTTTAGAACCCCATATTGTTGATGGTCTTGATTTAGAACCACCAAAAAATAAACGTCCTTGATGAAATGTAACTGATCTAGGCCATCCACGTGATGCTGACCACACATCTTCATAGCCTGTTTCTAATTCCCATTTACCATTAGCAATAGCTGATGTATCAAAGAAAGGAAACTCAGTCACAACTTTAACAGATGTAGTACTTACATACTCTACAATCTTAGCTCGACCTTGTGGATCAGCATTGATGTATTGATTGACATGACCACTATTAAATACAGCAGAGGATGCAGTTAATGTAACCTTACCTGATACAGCGCTTGGTGTAATTGTACCCGCTGGATTAGATGTACTGACTGTAAATGCATGCTTAGGTGTTGAATCAAATGTAATGTTTGAAATTGTCCATGTTGAATCATTTGCACCACGTACAATTTTTATTGGACGATGATCTTCATGAACGATAATAAGTGTATCGGCTGATTGAGTCCAAACAATATGATCTAAATGTGAGCCAGTTAAACCATAAGTAGATGTATCTAAATATGGATTGCCTAAGCCATTAATATTAGTTATAAGAACTTTGTCTTTATAAATATACATTCTGTCTGTAGTAAAACAAAGCATATAGCTATCATCTACAGAGAATTCAAATGATATTAAACGCACACCATTTGCTGGTGAACCTCCAAGTTCATTAATAAACTTAGTTCCAGGTCTACGTCTAACTCCACCTTGAGGTTGACATACAACATTCTTAGCACGCTCTAAACCATTTTTGTAAGATTCAATATCAACACGTGAGCGAATTAATGGATCAAGCTCGCCCGAAGTAAAGTTAGTTTGTACGTTTACAAACCTAGCCATTAATATCTCACATCAATTAAAGAGAAGTCTTGTATTGCGTTTGTTGGTTGTCCTTGTCCATCAATGTTCATTGCTTGTCTCATGTAACCACCTCGGCCATTTTCGCCAGGTGTGCCTTCAGCAACTTGTTGCCAATAAGCAGACTTTTCATTTTGATCTGTAATCGGCATTGCTAAATGCCAAGCCATTTGGTATTTCAACAATTGAACAAAGAAATGCGGTAGTGCATATTCAGGTATATTGTATTGGTAATCAATGTATACCTTTTCATAATTTGTTAATACTTTATCGCCTTGAATTTTATAATCTCTTCGAGGCACTGCATAAGTTGTACTTGTATCATATAACGCTCTAGGTCTTGCAATCATGTCTGATGGCATTTGATACTCGTACTTGTATTCGTTAGTGGGTGTTGTAATTAATCGAGCTAATTGAACTTTTTTAAATGAAAAGCTCCATGGATAACTTGCTAATGTTTTAATCTTGACATCAGGGTATAGCCTACTACAAATGTTCGATTCATCTGTTCCTTCTGTAAAAGACGAAATTGGACTTGCGCCTAGCATTAATAATGCATCAGAACATATTTTAATATCGGTATCACCAGTTGCCATTTAATATCTCCAAATGTGCAAATAGACGGGAGCATACACCCCCGTCATCTGCATTTTTACTACTTAGTCTGCGTCAGCTACTGATAGTGCTGTACCATCAGAAACGTCAACAACGCCACTTGCATTAGAAAGTACAGTAACTAATGTTGATGTAGGAACAGAAGCGTCCCATACATGAATTAAGTCACCTACTTTTAATACTGTATGTGCATCATTGAAATAACCAGATGTATTAATGTCAGCAATAACATCAGTACCAGGTGCTGTATAACTCCACATTTGAGGAGCGTTACCAGCTTTAGACTGACCACCAATCGGTTGTAGGTTGTCTTTAGTATAAGCCATTATAACTTCTCCTTATCTTAAGATTCACGACATGTGAGTTGAACAATACCCTCAGCATCAATCGCAACAGCAGCAGCAGAAAGAACTGTATTTACTAAGTAAGAAGTTTTTTCTGCGATGTAGTTGATTTCGGTGCGAGGAGCGATACCTTCAGCATAACCCATAGCTTGCTTGTGGAATGCCCAAACAGTTCTATCTAAAGAACCATCAATAGCAAGACCACCTTCTGCACGATCACCCAATACATGGAACTTAAAGCCTAAGAATGTATCAAGTTCACCTTGTACTAAAGCTTTAATTGTATTGAAATCAGATGATGTAACAGCGTTTTCTGAAAGTAAATTAGCTAAAGAATTAGCATGAATAACGATATGACGATCCATTGGAGGAACGTTATTTTTATCCATAAGTTTTTTAGCTTCACGTAGTTTAGCTACGTTTAAGTTTGTATCAGTACCACCAATGTCGTTAGAAACGGTCAATGATGTGCCTGAAGCTGTTAATGCATCAATAATTAACTGATCTTGACGGCGACCAATAGCACTTGATAAAACTTGTACTAACTCTTGTCTTTCGTCAAAGTTAACTTTTTGTTGCATAAAAATATCAGAATACTCAGCAGCATTCCAATCTTGTAGTGTTGCAGTTACTTGTGAAAAATCCACATTAAGAGGTGTAACATCGGTTTGTGGTACACGAAGTGTAGCCGCCCCTTTACCTACTTTTGGAAATTTTACAACTTCACCCTCAACGCCTCGTCTCATGCGTGTAGCACCAACTAATTGTGCTTTAGCTTGGTACGCCTGTTTAACTTCGGCATCAAAGAGTGAAACAAAAGCATTAGATAAACCAATAGCCATTGTTATTCTCCTTATAGAAATTAATAAAAAATTAATCGCTGTGGTATGCCAGAGAATCTGGGCCGGTGCTTGCTATTTACGATAGCCAGTCGTCAAGATTACTTGCGTTAAGGGTTGTATACAGAATAGATACAATATGCCTTGATCCAATTTTACTATCAAATCAAGGCTATTGCAAGAAAGACTAGCTAAAGTTTTGAGCGAATGCTCGTTCTACTTTTTGCCTAAATGATGGGTCAGTGTGATAGCGTTCATCAGCAACCATAGCATAAAGCTCTTCTTTGCTTGGTGCGCCTTCTACCGGAGTTGTTTCTACTGGAAGTTTGCCCTCATAAGCTGATCGAAGTTTTTCTAATGCAGCAATACCTTTAGCTGTACCGCCCATAACTTTAAACTCTTCAAAATCATCTTTTGACCAAACACCTTTGTTTACTAATCCAGATGCCCATTTCACCATACTACCAATTCGAGCATCAGCATTTGGGCCAAGAGATTTACGTTCTTCTTGAATATTAGCTTCAAAAGTTTCCATTGTACCTTCGTTCATTTCTACAACTTGGCTAACTAATGCATCTAATGCTGCTTGACTTACACCATATTCAGATGCCCAATTCATAACGTGTTGTCTAATTGGATCACTTTCTGGCGTATTGCCAAAAGCAGTAGCATCATATTTGCCATCTGCCGGTGGTTTATGTTTTCCTTGTGAGATTTGTTTGCGTAGATCCATCCAAGATTTTGCAATCCCTTCTAGATCAGGTTCGGAATCATCTTTTTTCCAAAAGTTTTCGGGCCACCAATCTGGTCTTTCTAATGGCTCGTCATCTTGTGCTGCTAATTCAGCGGGATCACGATGATCTATTTCTACTTTTTGTGGATCTGATGAGCTGGCTTCCTCATTTTCGACTGTTGCTGAATCGAGTAGGCCAGTTTCTTCAGGAGTTGTTTCTTCTTGAACACTAGGCTCGATTGTTTCTTCGCTCATTATAATTTCCTTGCTCTAATTAACCTTGCTTCTAAGTCCTTTACAATACTATTTTGTCCTTCACGGTAGTAAGCGTAACTTGGATCGCTACCCGGCAAGGCGACAGGTTGCTCAACAACTGCATCACGCAGCCATTGCATTAGTTTTTGACCTTCTTCATTGCCTATTACTCTAAGCACTAATCGGTCTAAATCATCTCTTTGTTGCTGTACATCTCTAGTATCAAGCGGTAATGCTTGCTCTAAATCATCCCATCCAGCCATAATCTATCCTTGTTGTTGTGTAGCGGCTTGGGCAACTTGAGCAACAGCTTCAGGATTTTCTTGCGCCATTTGCATCATTTGCTGTTCTTGCATTGCTTGAGCCTGTTGTTGTTGTAACATCATTCTTTCTTGTGGGGTTGGTCTAAGTTTTTGTGGTACGCCTAGTTTGTCAGCAATATAATCCATCATTTCATCCATCTTAATAGACATTGCTGGGTTCGGTGTTTGTTGTGCAATTTGTGCGTATTGCATAATATTTTGTACATCTTCCATGTTTTGTGCCATGGCTAATGGAGCAACTGGACTAATTTTAATTTCTAAGCCATTTACTTTGAGTGGCAAAGTAATAATACCGCGCTCATCCATCACTTCTAAAATTTTGCTCACTAATGGAATCATGGTTTCATTAATCAATCGACCAAATGCAGAACCTAAATTTTGTGATAATTCTTTCATACGCTCTACAACTTCTGTCGCACTACGTGCTGACATATTATCAGGAGGTAAGGATTCATCTAATAGAATACGTTTAATGTTTTGTACAAGATCATTAATCACAATTTGTGATACATTAAAATCACCCGAACGTGGTAATGGTCTAAGCGATTCACCTTGTGGGCCACCGTTACGTGCTACAGGAATAATTGCACCTGGCATAATCTTAACGGTATTTGGATTTAATACACCATCATCCGCAGCAGTATAGACACCACTGATTGCAAGTGATGCATTTTTTAATACCAATTCTTTTGTTTTATTTAATGTTTTAATATCAGGTAATGCAGTAATTAATGGGCCACGACCATACAATTCACCCGCTACTTTTGCATAACGTGATACGATCCATGGACTACGTATTAAACGTTTATAAAGAATTTCTTGCTTACTATTTTTATCAATGACGTGATAACAATAATCACCACGCTTTTGATCAAAGACAGTAGCTTCAACTAATTCAATTTCGTCCGTAGGTTTTTGTTCTATCTTGTCTAATAATTCTTTAGGTATTTTTGCTTCAGGCCATTGTCGTTGAATGGATTCACCTTTAATACGAATACGTCTATAGACATTATCAACATGTCCATTTGCACCTTCTTCAAATGCAACTAAATATTGTGGAATAGGAATAAAATTAATCGGTGATAAATCATCACCGGGTTGCACCATCATAACGGCAGTACCTACACATAGGTCTAATAAGAATTCACCAATAGCAATATCAAAGTTTGATTGTTTTAATGTATCAAACATTTTTTCTGAATACATATCTAATGCAGCTTGTGCTTCAGGTCTACGATCCACAGGAATATCAGAACCAGGTTCGAGTCGGCACCACTTTCTTTGTGGAGGAAAGATGCCAGACTGCATTCTATTAGCAAAGCGTTGTGTTGATGCAATGGCAGTAGAATCGAAGATACGTCCCATTTTTTTTGTACCACCGACTTTACCTTCATAATGTCCATCGTAAAGATTACGTTGTGGCAAAGCAAACTCATATGCTTCTTCATACAGATTTCTAAAATCTTCTTTGCGTGTTAAAGCTTTTTCATGACGCTTTAATACGTCTTCTGCTTTTAGTCTCATCATCTCTGCCATAATTATGCCTTTTTATTTTTGTTAGCAAATGCGCGTGCTTCTGCTTTGTTACTGAACCCCCACTTTTGTAATGCTAATTTAAGTCGAGTCGGTTTACCTTTTTCATCTTTTAACGGGCCATCCATCCCAGAAAAACGAGCAGCAAAAGATACACGGCGACCATCGGTGCCAGAGCTTTGCGGTGCTTTAAGGTTAGATCCCTCTTTGTTTTTGAAATATTTTCGCCCAGCTTCATTAAGTCCGCCTTCAGGATTCTGATATTTTTTAGCTACCATTATTCATACCACTCTAATTCTAAAGTTGCATATTGTGATGTACCGCTCACATTTGTTAATCTAACTAAATAATTTGTTAATGGTGACAATATATATTCTAATGAACCGCCTTGACCACCACCCGCTTTTTTCTTAACACCACCCGCTAACAATTCAGCAAATACTTCTGTTCCTGTAGATGATACGGTTGGATCAAGTAATGCTGCTGTGCTACTTGTTTTACTGCTTGTTCTATTTCTTTTGACAGCTGTCTTACTTGTGCCGCCTGTAGCTGTTGCACCTTCATATAAATAAAGTTCAGCATCACCACCACAAACAGCACCAATGGTCATGTGCATGGGTACACCTGATGCAGATGCAATGACAAAATCAATTGAGTCAGTATCAACTAATGGCGTTCCATTTGTTCTATTCTCATAAAGAAAATAAGCATTACCTTCATGCAACCTATGATGATTAACATCTACCGTAATGAGCGGTCGTTCACTACCTGTTACATGTTGGTCATTATTCTCATCAGTTTGTGTTAGCGTCACAAATCTTGACTTAGTATTATCTGATTCTCTTGTAACAGTTAAAACCATTTATTTTTTCTTTTTAGGAAAACCTTTTAGCATATTCTTATACGCTTTATCAGAAATAGTAGATTCTGATTTTGGTCGGCTAGTGCCAGCTTTTTTACGCGCATTCATATTTGCATATAATCCAGGTTTGCTCATTTTTTATCCTTTTTATCAGATTTAAACATACTCTTAATTTTATCTAGCACTATGTTATCTTTCATTGTGCCTTTGGTTGTAAAATATTCGTTTTGTAAATCTAGAAATAATTCTTTATCATTTTGAAATGCCCATTCCATATATTTACGAGTAGGCTTACCATCCTTGCCCATAGGTACGTCTTGATACTTATCTTTATCTTCGCTCATTTTAAACCTCCGGTGGATAACCTAAATCTGACTTACGAATACCTA